CGTTGCGAATGATATTGCCAGAACAGATATAACTTTTGCCAGCACCCGAGTCTCCAGCAAACACAGTGACTTTGCCCAACGGAATACCGCGGTTAAAGTCACCAGAGATAAGATAGTTCAAGGCATAGTTGCCTGTACTGATCCAATCTGTAGGATCATTGAAGCCAATGCTTAGGCCGTCAATGCTTTTTGTAATTTCCTTGCGGAACTTTGAAACGTCAAATGGTTTTCCCATAATAAATCCTTTTCAATTATATTATACAAGATTTTTCAAGAGTTTTCAAGTAGTTTCCACTAAAATAATGCTCATAATTATACTCAATTGTGTCTATTTCAAGTTGATACAAATCATTCCAATCACTGTTGCTGAGTACACTATACTTCAGCAGTGAAGAAATTAGTTCAACTAATCTTTCAATTGGATCCTTGATACTATCAAAACGGTAATCAAACAGTCTTGTATATTTTTTAAATCCATAATATTTTTCAAGCCACTCGTGCCAACTAGGTTGTGCGTATGACAAAAACAATCCTCTGGTTACTACACTATACAAAAATTTTTCTGTAATAAATGGAGTGTAGCTTGTTGCCTGACTTTCACTAACAATATGAACAAAACTTTTTGTTAGCAAAGGATCAAGAGTTTTGATATGTTGATGATGTTTGTATCGATCTTCATTTCTATAATCAACACTATATATGCTTGATAGAAATGTTGTTGATGTTTCATCAATAAAAAACTTATTGTATATCCTATCCTGGTTACCAGTCAATGCATACACGTGATTAAGTATGTCATCAGTAGAACAAGAAAAATTCTTAGTAGAATATTCTGGATTAAACAATTTATATCGATGCATGATGGCAGTTAACAACAAACGGCTAACATGGTTACTTCCATTAAAACTACAAACAAAATTTTTAAAATCTAGACTAGAGTGTATTTGTTGAGTTTTTAAAAATACAAAATTTGTATCTTCTTGATGCTTGATTGAATAACAAATTTCTAGATTAGAATATAATTGCTTGATGTAGTCTGGCAGAATCTGATGATAGATTACTTTATAGAATTTATTGTTCTTTTTGCCATACAAATCCAGAGTTGATAGGACACTATTGTTGCCATGCTTATCAAACCCATTAAGATGGTCGCCAAGCATAAATGTTGGCTCAACACAGTCTGTGTGAGTTAAGATTTCTTGATAAGGGGCAAGTATAAGTTGCATAGTTTAAACAATAAAAATAGGCAACCTCAGTTGCCTATTTGTTACACGTTTATTATGCTTTTTGACGAGAGCGAATCATTGCCAAAATATCCTGTGCGTTCTGGCCGCCTGAGGGCTTGGCTGCCTGGATTGGAGCAGTTGGCGCTGGAGTGTCATCAGTGTCAAACGGTGCATCATTGTTGTTAACAACTGGCTTGCTTACTGGTGCATCTTCACTGACATCTGCGTGGTTGCCGGAACTACTTGCAGGTGCTTGTACTCCTGCCGGACGGAAGTACTGTCCCCAGCGTTCAGTGTCATATGGCTTGCCATCTACACTTGCTTCAAACATCTCTTTCATCACACGAAGTTCAACTTCGCCAGGCTTCTTGGGTAGGAAGCTAGCAAGTTCGAACAAACCATGTGATTCAAGTGCGGCCTGCTCTGTTTCAGATAGTGCAGACTCTTTACGTGCCCATTTACTAGTGCTGTAGTCAGCATAGCCGCCTTTACTAGTTTTAGTAATGCGGAAGTCTAGGCCACGCAACAAGTCTGTTGGGATTTCTTCCAACTCAGGATCCATCAATGCACCTTTAATAATATTAAAGATTTGAGGACCAATAATGAATCTGCGAATTGGATTTTCTGGTGTTTTGTCGTCGCCAATTGGGTTCTCACGAACAAAACCTTGGAAAATATAACTGCGTTTCTTCCAGTACTTGCGACCCATGTCTTCGAGACTTTTGTCTTTGAACCAAGTGCGTACTTCTGCTAGGATTGGACAAGCGTCTCCCCACATCTCTACGCAGGGTACCTGAACTTGAACTTGTTTTGAATCCATTTCGCCTTTAATTCCATTGAACGGCAACTTAATCATTGCACGTTCGACCCAGAAAAATGTGTTCTTTGGATTTGCGTCTGGCAAGAATCGAACGGTAGCATTTGCTCCTTCGTCCATGTTCCAGTGTGGGTAAATTGCGTTGTCGCCGCCTGATGATTGACCGCCTTTGTTAGACTCTGCGGACTGGAGTCTTGCGCGGATTTCTGCTAATGATGCCATAGTGTTTTTACCTTTCAGAATTAAATGCCTATGTTTGTTTTACTAATGCCTAGTGTGTGCCTAATTGCGTACACTTGTTGTAGTGTACACGATATATTTAGTAATGTCAATGTTTTTTTTAAATTTTTTTGCCTAATTAAGCAAGAGTGATTTCGATATAGTATATCTGAGTGTGGCCGCTTGGCTCATAAAACGTTGGGCTGTTAAAACAGTCTGTGATTTTTAATCCGTTATTAGTAATATATTGTTCAAAGTCTAATTCTCTATTTAGAGATCCTGCCTGGTTTTCCTGCAACAGTATTACTCCGTCAGGTAACAAGTGTTGTCCAATATGCTTAAAAAAGTCTTGGTGAGCTTGCCAGTTTAGGTCAACTTTAATTCGTTGTGTATTTTCGTTTCCCGGGCACTCTAAAAAGTGTGGCGGATTTGATACCACTAGATCAAACATCTCATAATCAGGTATAGTAGCCAATGTACCAGTAACATAAGCTGATACCAAACGAGGACATTGTCCTGATGTTGCTTTAACTGCTTGAGTTATTGCAGGTTCAAAGATGTCTGACAGGCAGATCTTCTTGCATAGACCATAGTCCAAAATACCAAATCCAATAAACCCTGGACCACTACACCATTCGTAGCATTTTTCAAAGGTTCGATTGTATCGTTGTTTTATCAACTCAACATATTCTTGGCCAAACCAGGTACCACCACCTTCCATCCAACTGTCATAGTAAACATTGAGTCCTCTTGGTCCGCCGGGATTAAATTGCATCATAGTCTAACGTTGGGCCTATTAGGCTCTCTCCATACTAGATTTTTTTCACTGGCTAGCTGGTCACATTCTGCCATCCAATCTCTTGTTAACTTATTGTTAATCAGTCCAGGATAAACGTTATCTAGATATTCAAGATGTTCCAAAGGAGTAGGATGAAAATCTCTGCGGCCATCAGGATTTTTAATTCCCGGTCGCGAGTTCCAGTTTTGTCCAAATACTATTTCGTAGACACTTGGTTGAATATTAGTTAATGTACTTCTATACAAAGATTTAACATCCAGGTCATCGCCAATTTGATCATTAGGGTTAAATCCTAATTCACTGTTTTGATTTGTGTTGCCCAATGGAACTATACTCATAAATTTCCAATTACAACCCCAGTGTTCTAGTAGATTTTTTGTGGCTGTGATAGTTGCCAAGTCTCTTATTAAAAATCCCCGTTCACAAGTAAAATTAAGAATGTACTCTAATGGTAGTTCAGTACCAGTTGTCCAATAAATGTTTCCTTTAGCCAACCAGCGATTACCTACATAACGATCTTCTCTACTGGTATTCGACCACATGATATAAACGTCGTCGTCGGCTGTTAGTTTTCTTCGTTGATGACACTCCATTAAACTATTAAACACAAGACCGTTTCCGCCACCACAGTATCCCCAATTTTCAAAAAAATCGTAGTTACGACCGAGTGCATCGGCCCAGGTAGGCCAGCGCCAATACTGTGTAAAACTACAACCAAAAGTAAAAAGTCGTTTCATTGTTTATTAAGCTCGTATTCTGTTTGCCAGTGTGCGGCTATGTTCCAAAGTTCGTTGGGTATAGACCCAATTTGTCCTTCAAAGAACCCCTTACCTATACTTAAATCACGTTGATACGAGTGTTTATAAACCACAGGCTCAGGAAACCATCCGTTGATAGGTTTATCAATTGGGTACCCTGATCCTACTTCAATCATTGGCAATTGTTCTTTAAGTACATGATGTCTGAACCCTTCGATTAATTCCCATTCAGACATGATCATTCGAGTAGGAGGATCTTCGTAGGCTATGATTGTTTGATCTCTAAACCACTGTAGGTGCAACTTTAATAGATTGCCCCGATGATTTGATTCTATTAGGTCCCGTAATCCCTGCAACATTGTTCTGCTTAATACTCTAAAAGGAACAGGACTAGTGGCTACATATTCTCCATTAACTGTTAAGTGACCTTGTTCAATACCCAGTAGTTGTTTGACATAATTTGCGTGTAGTTGAGCAACGGCAGAGTCCTGCCCCATTGTTCTACAGGTATACGGAGTGATATTTTTTAAAGATGCAACTCTTTCAAATACAATGTCGCCGTCGATTAATAACCATTCGTCACCATCAATGAATTTGTCAGAGTAGAGTTTAATCAACTGTGCTCTCCACCAGCCAGCCGGACAATCTTCAAAATCTAATTCTGAATATAGTTTAAAAATAAATGTTGTATTAGGAAAACAACTTGTAAGCCACAGAGATAAATCTTGTGTGTAAGTTTTCCAGGTGTTGGACGCAAGATCATCAACCAGAATATAAATTGATTCTGGCTGATAGAACTTAATTACGGATTTAACCGACAGAGTGGTCTGGAACGTGTGTCCAGGAAATGTTAATAAAGCAATTTTCACCGATTATTTAATCAATGAACGAATCCTTATTAAAGGATCTACACTTTCGCGTAATGGCGATTCTTCAAATGTTTTCTTAAATCCTTGGACAAAGTCTTTTGGATTTGGCGTACCAGCACCGACCATTTTACCAATAGCACCCATGTTGGTGTCATCGGCGCCTTCGCTCATTACTTGATCAATAAGTTTTTTGCCACCATACAGCACAGCCAATAGCAATCCCAGTGGTATTGCATACTTGGCAGCGGCCATTGCTAGCTCACCAATAGTTTTACTATCAATTGCGTTGCCAACAATACTGGTTAATGCGCCTGCGGCATCTTTTGCATCTGTGTAAACTTTGTTCATTCCTTGTGGGATTGACTTAGCAATTTCATCTGCTATGGAATATATGCCAGCACCAAGACCAACCTTGCCGGCATTCTGAGCTGTTGATTGTGCGGCTGATTTACCAACTTCTACAGCACCTTTGCCAACTCCTGTGGCTGCCTTTCCGGCTACTTCAGCACCAGCTTTGCCTGTTTTGGTTGCCATGCGTCCTAGTGCAGGTCCAATGCGAGATAACATTGGTAGTAACATTCTTGCTCCAGCAGCCAATGCTGGAATAATAGGAGCAATCTCATTGAGCTGTTCTTCAGATAGTTTATTTTCTTTGCTTAGTTCTCTACCGGCCATTTGCCCAGCAGTTCCGCCGGCCGCTCCACCAATTACACCGCCAATTGCGGCACCAACCGGTCCGCCTGCCAATGCACCCAATGCTGATCCAGCAACTGTTCCGCCGACACCACCTGCTGTTCCACCTGCTAACTCGCCTTTCCATCCTTCGTTTAATCCTGATAACTGACGAATACGTTCAACGCTTTCACTGCTCATGTTGCTGGACTTGGTCATCATTACACCATCGGTGTCAAGGTCCTCGCCAAGATCTGATTCGTGTAAACTGTCGTAGGCCAACTCATGTACAAGGTCGCCGTGCTCGTCGTTTAGTTGGTCTAATTCTTGATCACTTAGGTCTGTTCCGTCAGTGAATGAAGCGCGGCCAATATATGCATCACTGAAGTCTGGATAGTCTCTAGAATCAACGTTTTCAATTTCTAAGCTACGCATGTCAACTTCTTTACCGTTGAGCATAATGCCTCGGCTTGTTCCTTCCGCCACTTGATCGTCTGGAAAATTCTTTAGGTGCCTAGGATCATGTTGTGGCAAGTATGTAATCTTGCCTTCTGGACTTATCACGTGAGTAAACTCGTATCCTTCATCATCTAAATCGCGAATAAACTTTTTAGCACTGAAGAAAGGATCACCTTCTAC